CAAAAAGGATTCTATATTTGCACCCGCTAAAGGAGAAATGGCAGAGTGGTCGAATGCGGCAGTCTTGAAAACTGTTGAGGGTCACACCTCCGGGGGTTCGAATCCCTCTTTCTCCGCTGATAAAGCTGTCAAAAGACACTTTAAAAGTTAAAACCCTTTAAACATTACGTTTAGAGGGTTTTTTGTTTTTTGATATATACTCATAATGAACATTATATATCAAAGTTAAGTTACCCTATAGGTTACCCTGATAAATTGTTAAAATTAGGGTAACTAACTTTCTTAGGGAATGAGAGGGAATCCCTCGGCAACACCATGTTTTACTGATAATTTTGTTAAAACTTAAATTAATAAAACTATGATTAAAACATTTTTCTATTTAAAAACGGACAAGAAAAATAGTGAAGGAGAGTCTCCTATTTTTGCTAAAATCAAACTACAAGGAAATTCAACAACTTTAAGTACTGGTAAATTTATTTGTAAAGAACGCTGGGACTTTACCAATAAGTTACGTAATAAGCTACGCCTGAATACTGAAAAGAATTGCAAATTGGCAATTGATTTAGTTGAGCGTAAAATTGAAGATGCTTTTTTGGAACTATCTCGAACTAATCCAGACATTACTCTAGTAGATATAAAGAATAAACTTAATGGTAAAACAACTAAAGCTGGAGATATAGATGTTTTAAAACTATTCAAAAAACATAATGACTACTTTCAGAAAAAATTTCAAGTTGGAGAACGCTCTAAAGCTTCTTTGCAAAAGTATAATAGAGCAAGAGACTTACTTGCAAACTATATTAAAGTAAAACATGGTAAAACAACATTTAACATACTTGAAATTGATAGTAAGTTTATTTACGATTTGGAATCCTACCTAAAATATGAATCTACTTTCAAAAGCAAAGTTGGTATTAGTCCTAATTCTGTAGTGAAATATTTCCAATGCTTTAAAACAGCTTGCAAATATGGAATAAAGCGAAATTTAATTAATTCCAATCCATTTTTAATTTATGATGAAAAGTTGAATATAAAAGAAGCTGTTTTTCTCACGAATGCTGAACTAGAACGTATTGAAGACAAAAAATTTAGTACTGACAGATTAAATAGAGTTAAAGACATTTTTCTATTTTCATGTTATACTGGCTATGCACCTATTGATGTTCAAAATTTAACCAAAGAAAATTTAGTAAAAGATAATGACGATTCTTTTTGGATAAAAATTAATAGAGCTAAAACCAATGTAAAATCTAATGTTCCAGTTTTACCTCCAGTAAAAAGAATTATTGATAAATACTCTGATTTATATGATAATAGGTTACTACCAAAAATAAGTAACCAAAAGGTTAACGAATATCTAAAAGAAATAGCTGATTTGTGTGAAATAAACAAAAAACTCACACATTATGTTGCTAGACATACTTTTGCTACTACGGTTACCCTAGGAAATGGTGTTGCTATTGAAAATGTAAGTAGCATGATGGGGCATACAACGATATTAATGACCCAGCACTATGCAAAAGTATTGGACAAAAGTGTTAAGAATGATATGGATAAGGTGAAACAGAAATTAGGATAGTCATCATTTTTAATTAATTTAGAAGTCCTTTAATTAGGGCTTTTTTAACTTAAAACACACTATGAAAGATATAATTGACTTGAATGCTGAAATTGAAAGACTAGCTCGACCAGAAATAATCTTTCATGAAGGCAATCAGACATTTTCTTTGTTCGGTACATGGATAATTGAAACGGACTATAAATACTTTGGAGCATGGGAAAAAAGGATTTTAGATAAAATAAATAATATCGCAGATTTAGATAGTCCAAGCAAGGTGAAATTTATCAAAGTCTTTTATCAAGACGTTTTGAAAAAATATAGTAAGAGTAATGAATTTAATTCTGAAAATTTAGACGAACTTAAATCTACCTTTTCAAGGTATAGTGTAACTCCAGAATCAATGGGTAAGCCGCAAAAAAAATGTAGTGACTTGTCCTTTGTCTCTGAGAGTTGGAATGATAAAGATTTTATTAGATTTCACGACAGTATTTATAAATTAGGAAAGATTTTTTATGAAGACGATTTTGATTTCACACTTGATTTCGATTACTCGCTACTTGACGAAAAAAATCATCTAGAAGAGTTAATATTTGAAAAATATGAAATAGAGGAACTAAACCTTCAAGTTTTTGATTTCAACAAAGAAGAAAAACTTGAAATGTTTTATTCTTACGTTCAGCTTTCACTGTGTTTAGATAAAATTAAAACGTTATTAAAGAACATAGTCAAACATTTAAATTATTTAGTAAATCTTATTAAAAAGTTAGAAAGTTTTGAGGAAGATAAATTAAATATAGATGATGTCTTTGCTGCTGACCCAACCGACATTAAGCTTGAATTTAAGATTAATAAATTAGCAGTTGCCATGTTTTATAGGAACTTACATGACATGGGTATAATACATGTTGACAACAAAAACCAAAAGACACCATTTACAAATTTAAAAAAGTACATTAATGAAGCCAATATTTATTATTTAGACAATAATAAAGTAAACAAGGTGAAAAATATTAATAAAGAATTTTCTAAAATATTGAACGATAAGTATAAAGAGTATGAAAAACAAGAACTCAATCTTTTAGATTTATTAATTACTAATTTCGAAGAAAAAAAAGCAAAATTGCTCAATAAATAGCAACCAAATAACATACAACCAAGTATTGTGAGGGAATGCTTGGGAATCCCTAGCTATCCCAATGAATATGGGGGATATTTGCATTATAATAATTTTAAAACCAAATAATTATGAATGCAAAAAACGTACATCTTCAACTCTTAAGTAAGGAAGAACTTCAAAATCTCATGAATCCTTTTTTAACGAGACTTGACAGTATCGAAAAAAAACTTAATACCAAAACATCATCCTTTAAGCTTGGATATTATCGAAACAAAGAACTTAAAGAAAAGTTTGGTCTCTCACCAAATACTATAATTAAATACAGAGAGACTGGTATTATACCCTTCACCATGATTGGAGAAGTTTACCTATATCCTATCAAAAAAATAGATGAAATCCTTGAAAAGAATTCTAACTGGGATTTATTCCAAAATAAAGCCAGTTAGGATGTTTAAAGTAACTAAATATGCATACGCAGAAAGCTCTCGTATAGAAGAGACTTTAGAAATTGAAGAGGTTTTTGGAGTTATAAAAGATGGTGATTCAGCATTAACGCACATTAAACATGCCAGGAATTTTGTAAAAGGCAGTAAGGATTACGATGCAATCAAAAATAGATTAATACCGACATTTAGATTTAATTTTCTTTTCAATATTAAGGCAGCAAATAAACGTATAACCAAACCAACTGGGTTGATTTATATTGATGCTGACTATGTTGATACTATACCTGAGAGTGATTATATTTTTGCTAAATGGAAATCTCTATCATTAACAGGGTATTGTATTCTAGTTAAGGTTGAAAACTTATCTTTTGAAAATTTTAATAATTCATATGATTCTATATCTAAATTATTAAATACAGAATCAGATGATGGAGCCAGAAAAGCTACCCAACAAACTGTCCAGAGTTATGACCCAAACATCTATATTAATTATGATGCTAAAATCTTTAATTGTCAGGAAATAAAAAAAGTACCAAACCCTATTAAACAAAAAAAAGAGAAGGGAGGTTTAACTAAGAATGAGACTTTTTTACAAGTTTTTCAAAACCTTAAGGTAAGATATAATAATATAGGTGATTACTTTATTGAGAATGACTCACCACATATAGTTTTCAGAGAAGAGAAGGAAAAGTTATGTATTCCTTTTATTCCTAGAAGAGTTGAAAAAGGCAATAGAAATAGTTATATGTTTATATACCTATCACAGATTGTAGCTCTAAACCTCAGCATAAGTAAAGCATACATCAAGAAACTAGCAGATAGTGTTAACTCAAATGTTATGAAACCAAAGTTAGGAGAGAAGGAATTAGATAAAATCATTAACAGTATATTCAAAATAAAAGAATCAGGTGAATTAAAGATGTTCTCCAATAAAGAGCGGAGAATCATTTTCAACCCTGATTTTAAAGTATCGTTTAAAGAAAAAATGAAAATCGTTAATAGAGAGTTAGGTAGTATAAAGTCTGAGCGCACAACTGAACGAATATACGAATGTATTGAAGAATGGGATTATGACTCATTAGACAAAATTACTCAGCGTAAAGTAGCCCTTGTAATAGGTGTACATGTTTCAACAGTTAAAAGATACTGGAGTAATTTTAAAAGTTACGTAAAGGAGCTTAATAATGATTATAGAGGTGTTTCTGATAGAGAAGAACAAATAGAGTGCTGTATGAGTTATCAGAATTTCTATTTATATGAACCCTTAATGAAAAAATCTGCATAATTTTTTTTAAAAAAAATTTTTGCACAGGTCGGAATGTATAAACAAACCGTATCACCAAAGGATATAAGAGGGCGTATACGAGATGATAGGTTTAAAAAATAAATTTCATTTTTTTGGCGGTACACAGACACCAGTCCAACTTAAAGTTGGTATATGACTAGTTTTAACAAAATTTATACACGCTAAAGCGTGTTGTTAAGCATGAAATCGGTACTCATAAAAATATTTAGAATGAATGCATTAGCGTTTTTCTTGTATTAACATATTTATATTAAAATTATATTATGAGTAAATTTCCAACATCCGAGAAAACTGAAATCTTCACAATGAGGGTTACGCCAAGTTTAAAGCAAAAAATAAAAGAATTATCAAAAAAATCTAAGTATGGTGGAAGCTTATCTTCTACAATTCGATATTTAATCGAGTCTGCATACAAGAGTTAATTTATTTTCAAAGAGTGCGAAAAACCGTAATTATTAACCCATTAGATTTAGTATATTTCAATTTTAAAATAAAATTGATTTATAATATATGACAAACGTTAAAGAATCAGCTAATTTCATTTGGTCTATAGCAGACTTATTAAGAGGTGACTACAAACAAAGTGATTACGGTAAGGTAGTTCTGCCTTTTACAGTTTTAAGGCGTTTAGACTGCGTTTTAGAAGCTACCAAAGCTGAGGTTCTAAAAAAGTACGAACAAGTAAAAAGCATGAACATCCAGAACCTAGACCCGATTTTAAACAAGGTTGCTGGATATAATTTTCATAACGCTAGTTTATTCGATTTTGATAAACTAATTGCAGACCCAAATAATATCGCTTCCAATTTACGAAACTATATCAATGGTTTTTCAGAGGAAGCCAGAGAGATTTTAGAGCAGTTTGAGTTCGATAACCAAATTACAAAGTTAGACGAAGCTAATTTATTGTTCATGGTGCTGAAACGCTTTCAAGAAATAGACCTACATCCAGAGCAAATTTCTAGCATGGAAATGGGTTACATGTTCGAGGAACTCATTAGAAAATTTGCGGAAATATCAAACGAAACCGCTGGAGAACACTTTACACCTCGTGAAGTCATTCGTTTAATGGTAAATCTATTGTTTATGAACGATAGGGAGATTCTTACTCAAAAAGGAATCGTAAAAACAATTTTCGATTGTTGTGCTGGTACGGGTGGGATGCTATCTGTAGCCGAGGAATACCTCAACGAGCTAAATCCAGATGCTAGACTTGAAGTTTTCGGGCAAGAATTAAACCCAGAATCTTATGCCATCTGTAAATCAGATATGTTAATCAAAGGTCAAAAGCCAGATAACATTGCTAAAGGAAACAGTTTAAAAAGTAAGGACGATATAAAACTAAAAGGTGACCAGTTTATAAATCACAAATTCGATTACCTTATCACCAACCCACCATTTGGTGTAAAATGGAAAAAAGTCCAAAAGGAAGTCACCGAGGAACATAATTCATTGGGTCATGGTGGTCGTTTTGGTGCTGGTTTACCATCCGTTAGTGATGGCTCATTTTTATTCCTTATGAGTTTAATGTCTAAAATGAAACCAAAAGACCAAGGCGGTTCTCGATTAGCAATAGTATTCAATGGTTCACCTTTATTTTCTGGTTCACCAAGCAGTAAGAAAAACGAAAGTAGTATTCGTCAATGGATAATTGAAAACGACCTACTAGAAGCTGTTATAGCTTTGCCTAATCAATTATTTTACAATACTGGTATTAGCACATATATCTGGATAATTAGCAACCATAAAGCTATCGAACGCAAAGGGAAAGTTCAGTTGATAAATTCAGTAGATTATTTTAAGAAAATGAGTAAATCTTTAGGTGATAAGCGTAATGAATTATCCGACCAGCACATACAAGATATCACCAAATTATATGGTGATTTTGAAGAAAATGAACATTGTAAAATCTTTGATAATAAAGATTTTGGTTATGCTAAAGTAACAGTAGAGAGACCTTTAGTTGAAAACGGAAAACGAATTTTAGATAAAAAAGGAAACCTAAAACCAGATATTAAATTACGAGATACTGAAAACATACCGTTAAAAGAAGATATTACAAGTTATATGAAGCGGGAAGTATTACCGCATGTTCCAGATGCTTGGGTAGATGAAAAGAAAACAAAAATTGGTTACGAGATTAACTTTACCAAATACTTCTATCAATACAAAGCACTGAGGTCTTTAGCCGATATTAAAGCAGATATTCTAGCTTTAGAAGAAGAAACCGATGGTTTAATTAAAACCGTTATGGTGTAAGTATGAAACAATACAAAACATACAAAGATTCTGGAGTAGAATGGATAGGCAAGATTCCAGAACATTGGAATTTGAAAAGAATAAAGCATACCACTTATGTCAAAGGTCGTATTGGTTGGAAAGGATTAAGGTCAGATGAGTTTTTAGAAGAAAGTGATAGTTATGTTGTTACTGGAACAGATTTTAAAAATGGATTAATAAAATGGGATACATGTTACCAAGTTCCTAAAGAGAGGTATGATGAAGACCCTTTTATTCAATTAAAAGAAGATGATTTATTAATTACAAAGGATGGTACAATTGGGAAAATTGCTGTAGTTAAAGATATGCCTAAAATAGCAACTTTAAATAGTGGTGTTTTTGTTACAAGACCAATTTCGGATGATTATTACGCAGAATATATGTTTTGGATTTTAGTATCTGAGGTCTTCATTTCTTTCTATGATTTTAATAAATCTGGTTCAACGATTCAGCATTTATATCAAAATGTATTTAATGAATTTAAATTCACTTGTCCACCACCTGAAGAACAAACCCAAATAGCAAATTACTTAAACCACAAAACAGAACAATTAGATACATTAATTACTAAAAAAAAGCAGTTAATAAGTCTATTACAAGAAGAGCGTAGTTCAATGATTAACCAAGCAGTTACCAAAGGTCTTGACCCAAATGTAACAATGAAAGATTCTGGTATTGAGTGGTTAGGTGAGATTCCAGAGCATTGGGAATTGAAGAAAGGTAAATATCTCTTTGATATAGTTTCTGGCTATTCGCCAGAAAACATAGATAGTTTCATTTCCGAAATAGGAGTTTCTTATTTTAAAGTAAATGATTTAAATGATAAATCAGAAATTTTTAATATTAGTAAATCGAAATTAAAGATTAGTTCTAATTCGTTAAAGTCTTGCCCAAAAGGAAGTGTTTTATTTCCCAAAAGAGGAGCTGCCATAAGCACTAATAAAGTCAAAATAAATATTGATGATTGCTATTTTGACACTAATATTATGGGGTTAATTCCATATAAAGAAAAAATTAATGATAGGTTTTTAGCGTATTCAATTTATAACAGAGGTCTTTGGGATATTGCAGATACATCTACAATACCCCAAATAAATAATAAGCATATCATGCCTCTAGAATTTACAATACCTATCTCACTTAATGAACAAGAAAAAATTGTCCAATTTTTAGATTTTGAATTGAATAAAAACTCTGAAACAATTAGATTAATAGGTCTTGAAATTGAATATTTAAAAGAATACAAAACCGCTTTAATTAGTGAAGTGGTTACTGGAAAAGTAGATGTAAGAGAGGAAATTTTAAGTTAAGTATGGAGCAATTGGTTAATAGAGCAAAAAGCATAGTGGACTTATGTTGGGATAGTTTTTCTGCAAAAGTAGGTTGTGGTTTAATCTCAATTAACAAAGAAGCATCTATGCAATTGGAGTTTGCCTATCTATTAAAACAGAGTCTCAATTTAGCAATTCACCAGAGTAATGAATCTGTAAATATAGAGTTAGAAACTTCCATAAATATTCCTATTGGTTATAAGGAATGTGATATAGTTATAAAACTTTCAAAAGAGGAAGACATTAGATTCATTCCTATTGAATTAAAATGCCATAAACAATTCCAACCAAACGGAAATCCAACAGGAGGTTATACTCAATTTAGAAGACACGTTCACACAGATTTATACTTACTAGAGCAGTATGCTTTATTAGAATCGTTTACAACAGGCATAAGTTTAGTGATGACGGATTTTAACGGAATTGTTAATAGAAATGGTTTTTGGGAAAGTAATATTTGTAATGGTACAACTATTCAAAATGGTATAATAGCAAATAATAATTACCAACAAACTGAACCAACAACACTAACCAATAATTATGTTTTTAATTGGCAACAGGTCGGTGATTTTTATTTTCTTAAACTAGAAGCTAATGACTAAGTGGACATACATAACTAATACCGATAATTCAGCTAGGTACACTCTTGGAAAACTGGGTAAAAAAATGTTATTCTTTATTGGTATCAACCCAAGTACAGCCAGACCTGATGATTTAGATAGAACCGTTGCAAGGGTAGAGAATTTTGCTTCCAATAATGGCTATGATGGATGGATAATGCTAAATGTATACCCTCAAAGAGCTACCAACCCAAATGATATGCATATTGAAGTAAATACTAAAATGCATAAAGAGCATATTGAACAGGTTCGACAATTTGTGAATGAGCAAAAGAACTTTGATGTATGTGCGGCATGGGGAACTGAAATCGATAGAAGAGCATACTTAAAGGACTGTTTAGAAGATTTAGTTGATGCAATCGGATATGACAAAAACTGGATTCATTTACATGAGTTAACTAAAAACAATCATCCAAGACATCCTTTGTATCTGCCATCTAACGCATTGTTCTCAAAATTTAATATTAAATCTTATCTTGATAACCTATGAGTATATTAGTTGGAATAGAAGATTTATTATCTGGTAACGTTGTGGAAGGTACACGAATGGAATTCAAAAAAGGTTGGAATCCTAAAACTATTATGCGCTCTGTTTGTGCTTTTGCTAACGATTTTGAAAATGAAGGTAGTGGTTATATCATTGTAGGTGCAGAAGAAGTTAATGGAAAACCTATAAGACCTGTTTTTGGTTTTAATCCAAACCAATTAGAGTCAATTGAAAAAGAATTGGTAGGCTATTGTAATCAAATAAAACCATCCTATTTCCCTCGAACATCTTTAGAGGATGTTGATGGTAAATACGTTTTGGTCATCTGGATTCCAGCTGGTAGTAACAGACCTTATAAAGTTGCGGATGACGTAAATTCAAAACATAAAACTTATAACTATCGTATTCGTTATAATTCCAATAGTATTATTCCAAACGATGAGCAAGAAACCGAGTTATTACATCTTACTGCTAAAGTTCCTTTTGATGATAGAGTCAATACACAAGCAAGTGTAAATGATATGAGTTCTTCGCTTATGCGAGAACATTTGGAAAAAACAAAAAGCAGGCTTTTAGAGGAAAGTAGTGCCATGACTGTAGAGGAACTTGCCGAAAAAATGAATTTATCTCAAGGAGCAAATGAACACTTGTTTCCTAAAAATGTGGGATTACTTATGTTTTCTAACCATCCAGAGAAATTTTTTAAAGGTGTTCAAATAGATGTTGTAGAATTTCCAAAAGGTATAGATGCAAAAGAGTTTAATGAAAAAATATTTCATGGAGCTATTCAAAAACAGTTAATAGATGTGCTTTCCTATATAAGAACTAATGTAATAAAAGAGAAAGTGATTAAACATGCTAATAGAGAAGTTTCCGATAGAGTTTTTAATTATCCGTTTAATGCAATAGAAGAAGCTTTGTCTAATGCTGTGTATCATAGAAATTATGAATTGCAAGACCCTATAGAAGTTAGAATTCTACCAGATGCTATTGAAATAATAAGCTTTAATGGTGCTGACCCTTCTTTAAAACAAGATGACTTTGATAAAGGTATTGTTAGAGCAAGACGTTACAGAAATAGACGTATTGGGGAATTTTTAAAAGAGTTAAGACTTACCGAAGGTAGAGGAACTGGCATCCCTACTATTGTAAAGGCTTTAAAAGATAATGACTCTGGTAGTCCTAAATTTGATACCAATGAACCGCATAGAACTCATTTTTTAATTGAGATTCCTATTCATAAAGGTTTCATTAAAAAAGCTAATACTATAACTTTAACTAAAGAAGAATTAAAAAGAGGTACTGATGCATTGGCAGAAGCAGTTAGAGTTACATTATCTAACTCGAATGAAATAGAAATCCCAAGTGTAAAGAATATTATTAAATATAAGAAGATAGCTAATACTTTAAGTGAACAGCAAATTGAAGTATTAATTCATACTTTAATTCCAAGAAAGAAAAAAGAGATTTTAGAAGAGTGTTTAGGATTATCAAATCAAACAAAAAACTTTAATACACATATTCAGCCTTTAATGGATTTAGGGCTAATTAATCTTACAGTTCCCAATAAGGTGACTAGTCAATATCAAAAATATTACACTTCCAGAAATGGAAAAGGGATTCTTTATGTTCTAAAAAATGGAGATAGAAATAATGAAGTAACTAACTAAGTAACTAAGGGAGTAACTAAGGCGGTAACTAAGGCGGTAACTAAGAGAATAAATAATATGGCAAAAGGCATACATACAGAATTAACTTTTGAATCGGCAATTGAATTATCGTTATTGGAAGATGGTGGCTACGTCAAAGGACAGTCCACAGATTTCGATTCAGAATTAGGAATCTTCCCAAAATATGTCATCGAGTTTCTAAAAAACTCGCAACCTCAACAATGGGAGAAGTTATCTAACATTCATAAAGATGAGGTTGAAACTAAAGTCATTCAACGTTTACTGAAGGATTTAGATGCTCATGGAACTTTGCATGTATTGCGTAATGGTTTTACAGATTATGGTGTAAAGTTCAATATGGCGTTTTTTCGTCCAGAGAGTACTTTAAATCCAGAAGCTGAGGTGTTATATCGTAAGAATCATTTAGCAGTTACCAGACAGTTGTACTATCAGCGCAAAGGTAAAAATTCCCTCGACTTGGTATTAAGCTTAAACGGTTTACCCATATCAACAATAGAGCTTAAAAATCAGTTTTCTGGTCAGAACGTTAGCAATGCCAAAAAGCAATATAAATTTGATAGAGAAGCAAGCGAACCTATATTTCAATTTAAAAAAAGAACCTTAGTTCACTTTGCTTTAGATGTAGATGAATGCGAAATGACTACAAAATTAGCTGGTAAACATACAAGATACTTACCGTTTAATCTTGGAGCTAACAACGGAGCTGGTAATCCTTTAAATAAAGAAGGTTATCGCACTTCTTATTTATGGGAATACGTTTTAGCTAAAGATAGTTTTATGGACATTATAGGTAAGTTTCTGCATTTAAATGTTGAGGTTTACGAGCTTAATGGTGTAAAAAAGAAAAAGGAAACCATGATATTTCCACGGTATCACCAAATGGATGTGGTTCGTAAATTAACTAAAGATGCTAAGGCAAAAGGAGCTGGACAAAATTATCTAATTCAGCACTCTGCTGGTTCTGGTAAATCTAATTCTATCGCATGGTTATCATACCGCTTATCTAGTTTACACAATGCACAAAATGAGCGTGTGTTCGATTCTGTTATTGTTATTACTGACCGTAAAGTATTGGATAGTCAATTACAAAACACTATTTACCAATTTGAACATAAACAAGGAGTTGTTCAGAAAATAGATGAAAATTCGCAACAGTTAGCCGATGCTATTAAAGCTGGTTCTAACATTATTATTACCACATTACAAAAGTTTCCATTTGTTATAGATAAAATTGGAGAGCTAGAAGCTAAAAAATATGCCGTAATTATAGATGAAGCACATTCTAGTCAAGGTGGAGAAGGAACTAAAAAACTAAAAGAAGTACTATCTGCTAAAACATTAGAAGATGCCATTTTAGAAGATGTACATTCTGGATTAGATGATGATGCAGAAGACCAGATACGGAAATCGATGGAAGCCAGAGGTAAACAAGACAACCTCAGCTTTTTTGCATTTACAGCAACACCAAAAACAAAAACGATTGAAGTCTTTGGTACACCAAATAAAGAAGGAATTCCAAAACCGTTTCACTTATATAGCATGAAACAAGCAATTGAAGAAGGGTTTATTCTAGATGTATTAAAGAATTACACCACATATAAAACCTACTTCAAACTATCCAAAGAAATTGAAGACGACCCAAAGGTTAACAAAAAGCAAGCATCCAGAGCTATAGGACGTTTTATGTCCTTACACCCACATAACTTGGCACAAAAAACGGAAGTTATTATAGAGCATTTTAGACAGGTAGTATCTAAGAAAATTGGTGGTAAAGCGAAAGCAATGCTGGTAACTGGTTCCCGATTACATGCAGTACGTTACAAAGAAGAATTTGATAAATATATAAAAGAGAAAGGTTACACGGATATAAAAACCGTAGTGGCATTTTCTGGTAAAGTAATTTATGACGCTTATCCAGAAGGGGTGACCGAAGTAGAGCTAAATGGATTTAAGGAAAAGGAATTACCTAAAAAATTTAGTACGGACGAATACCAATTATTACTGGTAGCCGATAAATACCAAACAGGATTCGACCAGCCCTTATTGCATACCATGTATGTAGATAAAAAGTTATCTGGTGTAAAATGTGTACAAACCTTATCCAGATTAAACAGAATGCATCCTGGAAAAGAAGATACTTTTATTCTAGATTTTACCAACGATACCGAAGACGTTCTAAATTCGTTTCAACCCTATTACGAGTTAACAACGATTCAAGAAACTACAGACCCAAACCAGTTGTACGATTTAAAAGCTGAAATTGAAAAAGGACAAATTATATGGGAATCTGAGATTGATAATTTCTGTAATGTATTCTTTAAATCAGCGAGAGCTTTAAACGTAAAAGAACAAGGCAAACTTAACGCTTTTATAGACCCAGCAGTAGAACGCTTTAATCAGTTGCCAGAAGAGAATAGTAAAGACGATGTTATTGGAACAGAAATTACACAGGATAATTTTAAACATGCCTTACAAACCTTTACCAGACTTTATTCGTTTTTAACCCAGATTATGCCATTTAGCGATGTAGAATTGGAAAAACTCTTTACATATTCTAGATTTCTCTTAAAAAAATTACCTCGTAAGAATCAACAAGATAGGTTTCAACTTGGTGATGAGGTTTCTTTAGAATATTACCGATTGCAACGTATAGTAGAACAAAATTTAGCTTTAGAAAATAAAGGAGAATATGGTTTAGAAGGTATGGATGGTGCTGGAATTCGCATGAATAAAGAAGAAAAGGAAGCTTTATCAGAAATTATAAACGTGTTGAATAATCGATTTGGAACAGAATTTAATGATGCGGATAAATTGTTTTTCGACCAGATAGAAGAAGAATTAGTAGCAGATGATAAATTATCTGAACAAGCGAAAAATAATACACTATCGAATTTTAAATTTGGTTTTGAGGATGCATTCATGGATAAACTTATTGGTAGAATGGAGCAGAACCAAGATATTTTTACCAAAATGATGGATGATAAAGATTTTGGTGGATTGGTAAAAAACTACATGTTGAAAAAGGTTTATGAGCGATTGAGTAAATGAGAAAAAAGGTTGAATCAAAATATAGTTTTCTAGATACTGTTAACTTAAAAAAGTTATTTGAGAAAAAAGGGTGGACTAGTATGGATGAATTCAATAATTTTTTCGAAAATTATTGTTTATTCATGGAAATGTTAGATTCTAATCAACATGAACTTGTGAAAGATTTGACAGCTGAGTTTTTATGGCTTAGAAGTTCAGATTACTACAAGCATCTAAAAAGAACATTATTAAAATTAGAGGATTATGCTTATTTAAATCTAGATACTGTTTATGTTATTCCACTCTTGGCAAAATCAGATAGGGATGCAAATAAAACTAAGAGTTCGTCAGCAGTAGCTTATACATGTAAAAATCCAGAACTAAAATATTCTGACTTGTTCGCAAACACTAGCTTTAGAATAATTGATAATTTAGAAAGATTACCAAATGTCAATAAATTAAAAGAGAGTAAAAATCCAATTCTATTAATAGATGATTACATTGGTTCTGGAGATACTGCTACAGAAGCACTAGAAGAAGTTTTGAGTATAAGACAATATGATAATGAAACTCTGTTTGTAGCTTCTTTAGTTTGCCAAGAAGCGGGTCTTAAAGTTATTAATGATAGAGGCTATAAGGTTTTAACTGATATTGTGAGAAAAAAAGGTATTTCAGATAAATATGACGGAGAAGAATTGAATAGAAACATTAAACTAATGGAAAGCATAGAGCAAATATTAGAGCAAGACCCTAAGTTTGAATCCAAATATAAGTTTGGTTATAAATCTTCTGAAGGTTTAGTTACTTTAACTAGAACGCCAAATAATACATTCCCGTTATATTGGTTTCAAGCGCAAATAGATAAAACTAATAAGTGGAAAGCACCTTTTCCAAGATAATTAAAGGATATGGAAGAAACAACCATAATCAAGATACTTCTGATAATTCAAAATAATGGGAGTATAACCGAACTTATAAGAGATGGATTCACTTATGGTCAAATAGCAAATATGACAACTGATGTAGTTGAAAAAGGATATATTGAAGAGAAAGATGATGCTTTAGTATTAAGTGAAGACGGTAAAAAATGGTTAGAAGTTAATTTTAAAGAAAATAAATTGATTGGTTCTGAAAGATGGATTGTACCAGAAGAGAAAAGTAGAATTGATAAATTAAAAGAAAATGAAGTATATTTACCTAGTAGAAATGAGCTTCATTTTTGATAAAGAATAAGGATGGTGAGTCACCTACCCAATTTGAGAACATTCTTTCAAGCAAAACAAGGCTTGACAAAGATTTAATCAGAGATATAAATCTTCGCCAATCCTTGTTTATTCCGAATGGGGGCTTTTGTTAAGTCCCCCGTTCATAAGGAAAACATGATTGAGAAATATGAAGACATTCGATACTTATAAAAAAGAGTTTACCAAATTAGCTTTGGATTCAGGTTATTCCGCAGATGAATTGCAAAAATGTTTGGTTTATGCAGAGCCTCTTTACAAAAGGAAACTTCCTGTAATATATAATCTTTCACATTTTTCAGCTCTGGTCGGCTACAATAGCAAGTTTATACGAAGAGCTATCAAAACTAATCATACAGAGTACTTTTACAGAAAATATTCTATTCCAAAAAAAAATGGTAGTTCAAGGATTATCAATGAACCATTACCAAGTTTAAAAGAAATTCAAAAATGGATTTTAGATAATATTTTGAATAACATGCCAATTAGTGCCTATGCTAAGGCATACACTTTCAATAGAAGTATTAAAGACCATGTAAGGTATCATAAAAATCAGAAAAGTGTTCTGACTTTGGATATTAAAAACTTCTTCGATAATATTACATCTGAAAAAGTTCAAAATCTATTTATAGATAAAGGATATTCTCTTTTGGTTTCAAACTTAATGACCAGAATATGCACCTTGAAAAACAGTTTGCCTCAAGGCGCACCTACAAGTCCACGGATTTCAAATATATTGATGCTTCCGTTTGATGACGAAATTTCTAAATATTGTAAGACTAAAGAAAATTTAAAATATACTAGATATGCTGATGACTTAGCCTTCTCTGGGAAAATCAATAAGGAAGAAATTGTTGAGTTAGTTAATAGTGAGCTTAAAAAACTTGGTCTAAAGTTGAATCTGGATAAAACAATTGAAAAAAAGCAAAATCAACGACAAGTCATTTCAGGTATAGTTGTAAATAAAAAAATTCAAGTCCCAAGAGAAAAACGAGATGAATTGAGGCAATCAATGTACTACATTGAGAAGTATGGTTTGGAGAATCATCTAGCAAAAATTGAGTGTACAAAAGCGAATTATATTACTCACTTACTTGGCATAGCTAACTATATTGTATATATAAATCCAAATGATAAAAAGACTCTTGAAATAAGAGATAAATTATTTCAAATGAAAGATTAGGGTCTTAAACATTGACTATTCTTTTATAAATTCAGTTCCTTCCTGAAAATACATTACTTGACTAACTATTAGTAGAAACCTTTCGTTTTATTTTGAAGCGAGACAAATCATTTTTTTTGTTCTGAATTTTAAATATTATTTTATAACATATTGCAAACATTAGTTTGCAATATGTTATAAAATGTATTATCTTTGATTATCGAAACAAATTAATCATGGAAAATACATCTATTCAAATTGCACAAACCATTTTAGACCAAATTAAATATTCAGATAAATCTGCCTTAATGGCATGGGGGGCAAAGTCCTTTTGTGCTCTATCTGAAAATAAAACTAGAGTAGGTGGTTTAAGTTTTCAGGTTAATGGCTTAACTCATAAAGGTTGGGTAACAATTGAATTAGATTGGTTAGATACTTACACAGTTATTTTTAATAATAGAAAACGTGAGGTGGTTAAAACTGCTGAGGGTGTTTATTGTGACATGCTAGTAGATGTAATAGACTATATAGAAGGAAAACACGCAGCCTAATGAAAAAGTATATCGCATACTACCGTGTGAGCACCCAAAAACAAGGAAATTCTGGGCTTGGTTTACAAGCTCAGAAAAATGCTGTAGCCAATCATATAAGTGATAATGGAAGTCTTATTGGTGAATTTACAGAGGTAGAAACTGGTACAAGAAAAAAGAAACGAGTTGAAATATACAAAGCTATAGAATTAGCAAAAGCTAATAAGGCAATCCTAATAGTAGCAAAGCTGGATAGATTAGCTAGGGATGTTGAATTTACCTCAGCATTATACAATGCTAAAGTTGAATTTATTTGTTGTGACAATCCTAATGCAAATAAGCTTACAATTCAGCTATTAAGCGTTATTGCTGAGCACGAGGCTGAGGTGATTTCTAAGAGGATTAAGGATGCTCTTAAAGTTAAAAAAGAGAAAATCGAAAAAGGAATTTACACCAATAAAGATGGTACTACAATGAAACCAGTTGATGGTGAAGTTAGATTGGGGAATCCTAATGGGTTTGGTGACTATCAAAAATTAGGTGTTGAAAAAATCAAAGAAAACGCACTTAACAATAAAAACAACATTCAGGCAATGGATATAATTTGCTCAGCTCGTAAAGAAGGAATGACCTTCCAAGCAATTGCAGATAAATTAAACAAGCTACAATATACTACGAGACGAGGTAAGCATTTCAATCCAATTCAGGTGCAAAGATTATATAAGCGTTGTAATGAGGATTCATAACTCGTAGGTAACTTTAAAGAAATAGAATACTAATCATTTAATTTAAATCAGAATATTATGAAAACGTACAAAGGAAAAATCAGAATCGCTGGACTTGGACATGCTGTAGATGTCTCAGCAACCGCCAGCAATCCGCAATCAGCGAAGAAAGTCATTCAGAATCAGTTCAAAGTCAAGCACTGGGTGCAACAGCCAGCACAGTCTAAATAACCAAAAAAATTAAAAGCCTTCATTGAATATAATTGAAGGCTTTTTTTATTCTAAAGACTTAACTATTTAATTCACAGTATTTTTTGTAATGTAAATCTACAATTTGATTATTTTCTGTTAAATAATAATTGTCCATACCAAAGAAACTACCCGTTGTATTAAAAACTGAGACCATCACCACTCCTTTGTGGTATGCTTCTTTTTTATTTTTTCTCAGTGCAACTGCCAAGGAATAATCTTCCTCGTTAAACATTGCATATCCAATAGGCTCTTTCCCTTGAAATAAAATCCCGTAATTACCTTCTACTTCTGTTAACTTAAAATCTAATGCTACTTGTTCCATAATTTAATTATTTAAAATATTAATGATTATTATGATACAAATTTCTGGGTTTTATCCAAGTATAGTAAGGGATTCCCAAGGATTCCCTACAAATAACTAAAATCAGGGTTAAAATATTGGTTCGATTTATTTATATATTTGTACTTCAATTATGAATTAAAATTATTTGAAGTAAAACAACGAGTGTTACCCTATTGGTTACCCTAAAAAGTTAACCTCTGGAAAGTATAGTAAACAGTAATGTTTAAAGATAGGTGTCGGAGCCTCTTTCTCCGCAAAAGAGCCCATAACGAAAGTTTTGGGCTTTTCTTTTTATACCTCTTCATCTATTTCAAATGACCAAAATCATTTCATTAAAGTCCCTTTATCAATAAATTTACACCATTTAAATTTTAGGAAACAATAGTAAAAG